AAGAGCTAAAGTAGCAGACGGTTTAGACCAACAAAGAATTGATATTGCAGGTAAAATATTTTCAGATGTTGAGGCACAACCATTTAGTGACCCAAAACCAGTAGTAACAGACCCCTCACCGGAAACTGGAACTATGATGGGAACAGATGGTAATGAAATCGCTTTAGAAGTAGAGGCGCCGGCAAATGATGAAACTCAATCAACTACTTAAACCAAATGTAGTTGACACAGAAACTTTTAGTCAATTGCCACCTAAACATAAAGAGGTGGTAAATGACTTTTTTGGTCAGGTAGATTATGATAGTGTTGATGTTGTAAAAGAAGTTGAGGCAACCATAGATAAGGTTGCTCTTAAACATAATGTACAAACAAATGTTGTCTATGATTACATGGACAAGGAAATAGGAGAAAACAATGGCGACATTTAAAATCTTGGGAGATGTAGTAAATGACCCTAGTGCAAATAATATTGGTTCAGCAACAACTGTTAGAGTAGTTGCAACAGCTGGTACTGTAACAGGCACAGTCAATCTTGCAGACGACACAAAGATTGGTGAATTTTATTTACATGCAGCTGGTGATGAAATTATTATCAGTAAAGACCCAACAGACGAAATTACATCAGCTACTAGTCATGCACATGCAGTATCAGTAGGCGGTTAATGACAATAGTATCTACACAATTAGTTGATGATGGATTTAAAGTAATCAATAAGGTTACTGGTGCTCGTAATGAAAACGAGAAACTTGTAGAGTTAGATACTTTAAAAGGTTCTACAAACGAATCTGAATTATCAATTGCAAATGCATATTATGAAGTAGAAGGCACAGGCACGGTAACATTGCAATTTGATGATAAGAGTTTAACAATGACAGGCATAGACAACTACGGTCTAAAACCTGTAGAAGAAAAAATAAAAGGAACAGGCGATATTCAAGTAACGACAGACGGTAATGTAGATAAGTTTAGTTTGTTATTAGAGTGTCATAAAGAAAAAGGATTTAGCAATGGCTGATTTAGTAACAACACAAACGATTACTGATACATCTGGTGTTAAGTTTGTTTCTAAACTTACAAACTTTTCAGATGGTACCGGTGAAACACAAGTAAAGAAGATTGACGCCTCAGAGGTCACTTTTATGACCGAAGATGGTAACAGGAAACTTGCGAGAGTATGGTATTCAATTAACACGGCAAATAACAAATCTGCTGTTGAATTGATATGGGACGGAGTTACTAACGCAACGGCTATGTTATTGAGTGGTAATGGTTATTTTGATTTAAGAACAGCTGGTAATGAAGTTACTAACAACGCAACGACACCAACTGGTGATATTCTATTATCAACAAAGAACTTTGCTAACGGTGACAATTATACAATTATTTTAGAGTTTAGGTAACAAAAACATATAAATAGTTAATACGAGAGAGAAGTAATGAAACTAATATCAGAAGAAATACAAGACGCAGAATACCTGGTTGAAGAAACCAATGGTAAAAAGAACTACAGAATTCGTGGTGTCTTTCTACAATCGGATATTAAGAATAGAAACGGTAGAATTTATGAAAATAATATCCTATCTACCGAAGTAGACAGATATACAAAAGAATTTATTGATAAGAAAAGAGCCTTTGGTGAGCTGGGACATCCTGACGGACCAACAGTTAACTTAGAGAGAGTATCACACATGATTACCTCTTTAAAAGCGGAAGGCAAAAATTTTATTGGTGAAGCAAAAATCATGGACACACCCTACGGTAAGATTGTAAAAGGTCTTATTGATGAAGGCGCTCAATTGGGAGTTTCTTCAAGAGGAATGGGTTCATTGGTTTCAAGAAACGGCAATAACTATGTGGGAAAAGACTTCTACTTGGCTACGGCCGCTGACATTGTAGCAGACCCCTCTGCTCCAGACGCTTTCGTTGAAGGTATTATGGAGAGTAAAGAGTGGATATGGGACAATGGAGTAATAAAAGCAAGGGATATTGAAGAGTATAAAGCATATATTGAAAAGGCAAAGTCAATCAAATTAGCGGAAGCTAAGGCGAATGTGTTTGCTGATTTTCTTAGAAAACTTTAAACTTATAAATATCTATTAATTAGAGAAAAATAACTAGTTATTTTTAAAAAAGGAGATTTCTCAAATGGCCGATACAGAAAAAAAGTTAGAGGCGTTAGAGCAAGAAGCAGTAGCTGAGGCAAATGCCCAAGCGGATGCTCCTAAAAAGAATGCTGTAGCGGCTGAACCGAACCATCTGAAAAATGATGCTGAGGATTTAGGCGCAGCTGTTGTTAAACCAACAGATAGCAATCCTGACGCAACAAAAAAATCTAAGAAAGTTTCTGGCGATGCCCAACAAAAATCACAAGGTGCTGCTGACCCAATGCCAACATTGACTGGTCACAATACTAAGTTGGAAAACGCTGAAACGGACGAAGGTTCGGAAGAAATCAAGGAAGGCGAAATGCCAAAAGCTGCTCTTGACGCTCTTAATAAACATAAAGGTAAGAAAGACGATTCACAAGAAGAAGAAACTGAAATCAAGTCTGATAAAAAAGACGAGAAAGAAAGTTATTCTATGAAGAAGGCTTCTTACAAAATGAATAAAGAAGAGACTCAAGAACATGTTAACGCTTTAATCGCCGGACAAGATGACTTATCCGAAGAATTTAAAGAAAAAGCTGCAACCGTATTTGAATCAGCGGTAAACTCTAAAGTAAAAGAGATTGCTGAAACAATGGAAGTAGATGTAAAAGAAACATACGAGCAAGATGTTGCAAAGCATAAAGAAGAACTGACAGAAAAAGTTGACAGTTACCTAGCATATGTCGTTGAAGAGTGGATGAAAGAAAACGAAATCGCTCTTGAAAGAGGTATCAAAGGTGAAATCGCTGAAGACTTTATCACAGGTCTTAAAAAACTTTTTGCAGAGCACTACATTGATGTTCCAGATGAAAGATACAATGTGCTTGAAGACCAAGCAAATAAAATTGAATCTTTAGAAAAGAAACTCAATGAGCAGATACAATCAAATGTTGAATTAAACAAGGACAATGCAGTAAAGACTAGAAACGAGATTATGTCTGAAGCTTCAAACGGACTTGCTGATACAGCAAAAGAAAAATTTGCTAAGTTAGTAGAAGAAATTGAATGGTCAGACGCAGACTCTTTTAAAACTAAATGTGAAACTATTAAAGAATCATACTTTGGAATTAAAGAAGAAGTCAAAGACTCACTACATGATGTGGCGGCTGAAGATGGAACTTCTAACGAAGACCTGTCTAAAGCAATGGCTGCTTACACTGCCGCTATAAGCAAAACAAAAGATATGAAAATATCTTAGTATAACCGGACAAAGGGAGAAAAAACAAATGTACTTATCCGAACAACACGAAAAGAAATGGCAGCCTGTTTTAGAACACCCAGATTTACCACAAATCAAGGATTCTTACAGACGAGCCGTTACATCAGTTATTCTTGAAAACCAAGAAAGAGCTGCTAAAGAAGATTCAGCATTCTTATCTGAAGCTGCGCCTACAAACGCAACATCAGCTACAGGTGTACAAAATTGGGATCCAATCCTAATTTCACTTGTTAGAAGAGCAATGCCTAATCTTATCGCTTACGATATCGCAGGCGTACAACCAATGACTGGTCCAACTGGACTAATCTTTGCAATGAGAAGTAGATACACTTCACAAGCTGGCAACGAAGCTATGTTTGACGAAGCTGATACAGACTTCTCTGGAAGAAATGCTGCTGGTTCAGCTGTAGATGGTTATTCAACTACTGCTAACTCAGGCACTAATCCAGGTGCTCTAAACGACTCACCATCTGCTGGAACTTACACAACAGGTTCAGCAATGACTACAGCAGCTGCTGAAGCATTAGGTGACGCAGACGGAAACGCTTTCGCTGAAATGGCATTCTCAATCGAGAAATCGACTGTTACTGCTAAATCAAGAGCGTTGAAAGCTGAATACACAATGGAACTTGCTCAAGACTTAAAAGCAATCCATGGTTTAGACGCTGAAACTGAACTTGCAAACATTCTATCTGCTGAAATCCTTGCGGAAATCAACAGAGAAGTTGTAAGAACAGTTTACACAAACGCAGAGAAAGGTGCTGCTACTAACACAACTACAGCAGGTATCTTTGATTTAGATACAGACTCAAACGGAAGATGGTCTGTTGAAAGATTCAAAGGACTTATGTTCCAACTTGAAAGAGATGCGAACAGAATTGCACAAAGAACAAGAAGAGGAAAAGGTAATATGATTATCTGTTCAGCTGATGTTGCGAGTGCTCTTCAAATGGCTGGTGTTTTAGATTACACACCTGCATTAAATAACAATTTGAATGTTGATGACACAGGCAATACTTTTGCTGGTGTTCTTAACGGCAGATTCAAAGTATACATTGACCCGTATAGTGCAAACAGTTCAGCAACACAATACTATGTTGTTGGTTATAAAGGTACTTCACCTTATGACGCTGGTATGTTCTATTGTCCATATGTTCCACTACAAATGGTGAGAGCAGTTGGTCAAGATACTTTCCAACCGAAAATTGGCTTCAAGACTAGATATGGTCTTATTGCTAATCCATTCGCTGAAACTGGTGCTCAATCGGGTGTCGCTACAGCAGTGGACAACGCTGGTTCTGCAAACGCAAACAGATACTACCAAAGAGTTAAAGTTACAAATCTTATGTAATATTTGTTGAGTTTTCAACAGTAATATTAGAGGGCGCTTCGGCGCCCTTTTTTTTGGCCGTCCTCCAGGATGGATAAATATAAGTATGACAACAACAAATGCATACGACAGACAACCCACAAAGTTTGATTACGCTTCGCCTACTCAGTTTAAGTTTCAACTTACAAAACTGCCTAAAGTGGAGTATTTCACAACTGCTTGTAACATACCAGGGATTTCTCTCGGCACCACTCTCCAACCGACTCCGTTGGCGGACATACCACTTCCAGGTGACACCTTAACTTTTAATGATTTAGAGATTACATTTCTAGTAGATGAAAACTTAGAGAATTATAGAGAGATACATGGGTGGATGTATGGTATTGGATTTCCAAAATCAAGAACACAATTTGCTGAGTTGGTAAGTGCAAACAAAGATAGATTTCCTACAAGTGGTAAAGATAGTTTAGTTACAGACGCAGGTAAGGTAAAATATGGTGCGACACCATTAGGACCTATCTTTTCAGACGCAACACTAAATGTTTTATCAAGTAAAAATAACACCGTTATAGAAGTAAGATTTGCTGATGTTTTTCCAACATCATTGTCTGGACTAAGTTTCAATCAACAAGCTGATGATGTTAATTATCTATCGGCAACTGTTACATTTAAATACAAGATATACGAATTTGCTTTAAAAAGTGCAAGTAATACAACAAATACAGTCACCTAAGGCTTTACATTTAATTAATATTATGATAGGATACCTTTATTATGGATTTAGAAAAACTACAAGAACAAGCTGATTTGGATTTAAAAATAAACGATACTGAACTTGATTTAGAATCGCTTAAAACTCCACAGTTACACAACAAATATTTAAAACACTTAACTAAGTTTAAGTTAATGCTTAGTCGAGCTGAAGGTGATTTATATAATACCAAAAGAAGACTTTGGGAATATTATACTGGCAAAGCAGACGCTTCAGTATATGCACAGAGACCTTTTAACTTCAAACTATTAAGAGCTGATGTCGACCAATATATTCTTTCAGATGAAGAGTATATTAAAGCAAAACAAAAAGTAGATTACTTAAACGCTTGTGTTGATTTCTTAGATAGAACAATTAGACAAATCACTAATAGAACCTTTACAATTAAAAATGCCATTGACTGGCGTAGGTTTACTAGTGGTGCAATCTAATGAAAGACTTATTATTTCCTACAACTGTTCACTATTATGATAATGTATTAGAAACAGAATATATTGATAGTATGATAGAGTACCTTGAAGCAGAGGGTGGTGAGAAAATAAAGTCTGGTCAAAATTGGCAATCAAAACCTGATATTCATAAACATAATAAATTTAAGGTCTTAACAAATAAGGTTTTAGAGTTGTCAAAAATTTATTTTGATGATATGAAATGGATTTGTGAAGATTATAATATAACTGATATGTGGGGTACAGTAAGTCCTACTCACCATTATCATAGACCTCATACACATTCTAATAATATATTGAGTGGTGTTTTTTATTTAAAATCAGATGAACAAGCAAATATTATATTCTCTGACCCTAGACAACAAGCTCATGTTTTAGAGCCTAAAGTAAAAGAGTGGCAATTAAATAATGCGCCTAATTGGAATTATCCTTCAACAGTAAATAGATTAATACTATTTCCCTCTTATGTGGTACATCATGTGCCAGTAAACACTTCAAGTCAAAATAGAATAAGTGTTGCTTTTAATATAATGTTAAAAGGTAAAGTTGGCGAAAGTATTGAGTATCAATCAGCAGAGTTTTAAATGCAAATCACGAATTATATTCACACATACAAACAAGTTATCTCTAGTGACCTGGCAAATAATGTAATAAATCACTATCATACAAATGGTAAATGGAATCAATCATCATTTTCGACCAATACAGATGTATCTCCTAGAACTAACGATAGAGTAGATATGAAAGAGTATTGGATTAATAAACAAGATAAGTTTTATGAAGAATTAAAAACTGGATTTAGAGGTATGGTTGATGATTATATTAAGACACATACTAAAATAGTACCACAAAGTTTTACACCATTCAGAATGAATCATTATGCTGAAGGTGGTTTTATGCAAAATCATATAGACAACATACATCATTCACAT